CCCTGACCTGGGTAGACTTGGCATACCGCTGATCAGCAGCGGCCACTGAACCGGACAGCACGCCCGGATCACCATGAAGCCACTGGTCTTGTGTGGCATCGTATTCATATTTCGCCATGATGTTCCTCCTTGAAACTATGGCAAGCCTAGACTAGAATTCTCAATCAATCGTTAATGTAAGCATCCGGTTTGCTCCCCCGGATGCGAGGGGCGGTGGCTATCCTCCTTTAGTCGCCGCCCCGCTCATATTCAACAAAGACAGCAGCTTGTCGCTGGCATCGGTTGCACCATAGCCAACAATAACGTGATGGCCGATGCTTTCCAAGTATGAAATCATGCCGTCTTGATCCGATGATGTGCGCCCGCCCTTCTGGCGCTTCATCTCGATCCATATTCCCCATGCCGGAATGAACAGGTCTGGCACGCCAGGAACAACGCCTTCGGCCTTCAGCTTCTTTGCCGTCGAGATGTTGCGCTTGCCGCCGTTCGGTATTGCAAAGATCAATACACGAGGCCATTTGGCGCGGAACCATTGAACGAATCCGGCTTGCTCGTCATGCTCAGAAGGGAGGGAAACCGTTGAACGCATCGCAGCCTTCTTTCTGTACATCATCAGGTACAACGTCACGCCAATGAGTGCAATATCGAGCATCGTACAGGCTCACGCAATCAGAACAGCGGCTCTTGTAGTTCTGCCAACTCTGCGGCGGTGAGGCGCTTGGGCTGGCTATAGTCGAGTTGTACAATGTCGTGGAACTTGTCATTTGGCTTCACCTTTATCCTGCGCGGCTTGATCCAGTGGTCGCACTCTTGCATGGCGTCTTCAGTGGTCATAGCAGACGCTCCTAGCGATGGCATCCGCTTCTGGTATCGCTCCGAAGCATAGCCTCCGTGATCAGGACATAGCCATTCTGAAACTTTGATCAGGCCGCAATAATAGGTGACGCGGATGCTATCTGGCTTGCCTTCCTTGCGCCAGCGGGAATAGCCCACATCGTCAACTTCAACCCATTCGGCCTGTACCTGTGTGGAGATCATCGCGCCAGAATATGCCTTCGTGCCGTGATTGAATTGCGGAGGCGGAAATTCGTGGCCGCACTCGATGCACACTCTAACGGCGGCATGATTGACAGTCAAACATTCAGGGCATTTCTTGACCGGGGCTTGACCGTCCTCCGTGCGGCCTTTGATCTTCGGCTTGATCTGATCAATGAAGCCGTGGCGCATCACGTTGTCGCCGTAGTCCAGCACCAGGCAGTTCTCTTTCCCCGGCGCAATGCGTGTGCCGCGCCCGACAATCTGGATGTATAAGCCGGTGCTTTCGGTGGCCCTTACGATTGCCACGAGGTCAACATGCGGGACATTGAAGCCGGTGGTCAAAACGTTGACGTTAATCAAGCACTTGCTTCCGCCACGCCGGAACCGCTCGATCTTCTCGCCGCGTGCGCTCATGTTATCGGCACCGGTCACGACATCTGCCTCGATGCCATGCGTCTCGAACTCGGCACGGAGCAATTCGGCGTGATTGACACCGCAAGCGAAGACGAGCCACGCCTTTCGCTCCGCACCATATCGCACGATTTCTGCAACTGTTTCAGTTACCAATTCCGGGTCCGATGCAGCCTTGGCTAGTTCGCTCTCGATATACTCACCGCCGCGTTTGCCGACGTTCGAGAGGTCGATGGTCTTGACACCGCTCTTGCTGATCACCGGGGCCAGGAAGCCCTGCTCCATGAGATCGGCAACCGGGATGTCGTATGCAATTCCGTCAAAGATTGCGTTGTCGCCTTCGTGCAGCCAGCCGCTATCGAGCCGGTAGGGCGTGGCCGTAAGACCGACCACCTTCACACCGCGATTGCATATGCGAAGGTCCGAGAGAAACTTGTTGTAGCGTGTGCCGTCCGTCTTCGGGATCAGGTGCGCCTCGTCCACGATCACCAGATCAGGCGCTGGCACCATCTGATAGGCCTTCTTGTGGATCGACTGAATGCCCGCAAACGTGATCGGCTTCCGCAGCACTTTCTTCTTGAGGCTGGCGCTATAGAAGCCGACATCTGCATCGGGATAGAGCGCAACCAACTCGCTGGCGTTCTGCTCCAGCAATTCTTTGACATGCGTCAAGATCAGAACGCGCGTGCCGGGATAGCTCATCGCATCCTTGATCAAATGCGCGATGATCAGGCTCTTGCCCGAGCCGGTCGGTGCGACGATGATGGGGTTGTCGCCCTTCTTGTCTGACCAGTAATTGTATAGGCCATCAATCGCGGCGCGTTGATAAGGGCGAAGTTCTAGCATTATATAGCCCACTCAATCGTCGTTGAGCCGATGTGGTCTTGATCCCAAATACACCAGCAGAAATCTATAGACCCACCACCGCGAATGGATTCACCATGCGTGCGCAGCATTTCGCCTGGAGGCATAGAAGGTCTGCGACTAAACATGATCACTTTCTGCATTTCGCGGCGATGAAACAAACTGTGCCGCCTTTGAGATGCGAGGAATTTTGTCTGAACAAGTGCGGCAACCTTATGCTTCGTGATCTTCAAGGCGTGTTCAATGATTGATTGTGCAATTCCATACGGCGGATTGGTTACAATATTATCGTATGCACGAAGATCGCTCATAAAGTCTTGGCTCTCATAGCCATATCCACGATCAATCAAATCGGCTCCGGTTGCACCTAGCATATTCGGAATCGTTCCCATGCCGCAGCATGGATCATGGATAGAGCCTTTGAATTGAACGCTAAACCTCAAGGCATCAATGCACCAAGATGGTTCTACATACCAATCGTTTTCATCTCGTGTGTACTCAGACGGGCGCTCACCCATTATGAAACTCCCTTCCCTTATTCCGCACGATTTCGCCGTCTTCGTTAATGTAGTCGATCCAGTCTTCGCCGCTGTCATGCACCGGCAACTTCACCAGTGCCGGATTGTAGATGTGATCACCGCAACCGCTGCGCTGGTCGATCTCATCGAGTGCCTTCTTGTGCCTGGCGCATGACCAGCCTTCGGTCTCTGCCGTCGAGAAGGCGCATGTGCGGCAGTTTAGTTCCGCAGCGCCATCTCCGTGGCAGATCGAATGATACGGACAGAACTTGCATTCGAACCATGCCGGATCGTTGCTGATTCCAAGCGGTGGCCGTTCGGTCGATATGATCGCTCTGGCCTTCTCGATAAGCGCCTCTGCAAAGGCATGATCGACCTTCAGCCGCTCTGCGTAAATCTCGTCGGTGTTCTTGTTGACCGAAATGAACAGGCAGCGATCCAGCCCGCTCAGGTGCATTCCGATCTGGCACTGTGCATAATAGACCGGCTTCGCCTTCTCGACGCCGAGGTTGCACAGCACCTTGAAATACTTCTCGCTCATGGTCTTGACTTCGAGCGTGTGGACCTTGGTGCTTTCCGGCAAGCCTTCGACCACTCCGTCGAGGCTCAAGGCGAAATGCCCGCCAACCGCCGTATATCGGAACTGCTGGCCTGTTGCAGGATCACGATCCCAGACGGTGCAACCGGCGGCGCGCAAATTCTGGATCACCCGTCCTTCCTCGCGCTCTCCCGTCTCGAAGAGACGCAAGATGCGGCCTTCGTGCTTCTCGGTATAGGTCCACCGGAATTGATACCAAAGCGCGCGAGAGCAGATGTTCCCGATCTGCGACCCGCCAAGATGCGGCCTGTGTGCGTTGCGGCGGTTGTCTTCGTATCGCTGATAGATCGCCTTTACGATTGGCGATGTCATGTCTAGTTTCATTCTTATTCCCTCCCTGTTACGCTCTCAACCAACCTTCGCTCGTAGCCCATCAACAGGCAAATGGTTTTCACTGGTATGGCTTTATCATGCAGCCACTTGACGATCTTCATTCGCCTGATCGTGATTTCCTTGGTCATGTTCGCATCTTGCTGGGCAATGACGCGCTTATAATAATCGCTCGTGGCCGTATCGCTTGCTCCGAAGTTCCTGGCAATGTCCTTCCATGACCGGCCTTTGATCCGCAGCTTCTCCATCCGTTGAAAGTCATCCATTGACCAATCGCGGCGAACGATTTGCGCCTTGGGCCGATCTTCCTCGCCGTCCGTCCATGTGTAGCGTTTGAACTGCGGGATAAAGTCAACAGCAACATCATTCCAAACGATGCGGCCTTCGACATCGAAGCTCCAGAAGTTGCCGTCTAGCTGCTGCTTCATCAGGCGTTCGATTGCATAGGTGTCTGTTGTCATATTTTAACTCCTGTGACCGCCTTGCCGCGCCTCGTCTGTATATGCCTCGCCTTGACCGCCTAGCCCAGCCCGACCATACAAGAACACGCCATTCCTTACCAAAACCGCCTAGCCTATCCTTGACCGATCTTTGCAAGTCTCACCTCGACCGCCTAAACGGACCGAACCAATCCCCGTCGCCCCAGGCCTGAACCGCCTAGCCACGCCTTGCCATGCCCTACCCAGCATTGCCTTTCCGCAACCGCCACGCCTCGACCAATAAAGGGGCGGCCTAAGCCGCCTCCTCCTCATCGTTCGCAATCACCTCAATCGCACCCATGACGGCCTCGACCGCTGCAAAGTCAACCTTGGCAATCTCGCAGACACCAGCATATCGTTTGATCCAGCGGCGCAGATCATCCGCCGCCTGACGAAGCAATTCATCCGTGGTGTCGCGTTCCGTCATGTCGACCGAGACGTAACCACCGCCCTCGCGCCGGTTCGCGACCGGAGAGATGAACGCCGGAACCTTGACCGAAACCGTTTCGCTCACGTTGACTGTGATCCGAAGCCCAGCCACGAACTGCCGCGCCAACATCAACCGATACTGATATGCCGCCTCGACATCATCCTTGCCCCAGAAGATCGACCATGCACGGTGATCCTCCTGCGGCTTGAGCCAGTCAAGAAACTCGGCAGGCACGAAGCTGTTGCGCCCCGTATCATTGAGATATTCATCAATGATCTTCTGCCGATACGTCCGATTGAATGCTGGCATTTATGCAGCCCTCCGAATGCGCTCTTGGCGAAGCATCGCCCACAGTTCGCGCGTTTCCTCATCATGCGTTTCGGGATTGGCAAGCGCGGCCTCTTGAACGTCGCGCGCCTCTTTCGTAATCTCGGCCCATTCGGCTTCATCCTGTTCACCAGCAACGAGGCGGAACGTGCCGTAGCTTCCCTTGCCCTTTTCCTGCCGGAAATCACCGATGCCGCAAACGACACCGGCATTCATGAGCAGATGCGCCACCGAATGGACCGAAAGCGTCGGTGTGACGAATGCAATATCCACCTCGGCGCACCAGCGCGGCAAGAAAGCCCGCGTGCGGATGTCGGGCGTGCGGTTCATGTCGGCGCTCCGCACCACGTCCATCCTGAGATACGGCTTGCCCCATATCGAGACCTTTTCCTGCGGCAGGAAGATCAGGCGCTGAACGTCCGTCTTCTTGATGCCGTCGGTGACGAGCGCCGCCGTGGCCATCGCATTCTTGATGCCGGGAGCCGGGAAGCAAAGCATCGTCGGGCCGATGTTGGTCTTGTAGACACTGGCCTGATATTCGCTCTCGGGATCGTGCTTCAGCTCCTTCTTCTCTGCCGCCGTCTTCTTGCCGCCACCAATCAGCAGCGTGCGTTTGGCCTTGACGCTCATCGCATTAAAGAACATCGGCGTGTTGCCGATGATGCGGAGCGTGACGCGCCCCTGCTTCAGAGCGTCAATGCTCAATGTTGCATTCGTGTTGTTTTCGATCTTAGCCATTTGATCCTCCTTGGAATTGGCTGTTAATAAACTCTGTTACGCTACACACTAAAGGTTAAAGAGTGGTTAAAGGACCGGCTGAACGGACCGAGCCTTATCTAGCCGAACCAAGCCAGGACCGCCAGAACGGACCCTGCCCCAACGCAACATGCCTAGTTACGACCGCCCTGCCTCGACAATCCCGGCACTGACATGCCTCGACCGCCGAACCGAACCGAGCCATGCGATGCCCATCCATCCATGACCGCCAGAACTGAATGCGACACTCCGTGACAGTCCAGACCTAGCCAGAACCGCCTAAACAAATCTGATCTAGACACATCCATCCTAGACCGCCAAGCCCCGCCACGCCAAGCCCCGCCCTGACCGCCTTACCTTGACCATTGATCCTACTTCTTCTTCCAGGGCGGCGTTGCAACAGCAGGTGCAGCTGGTGCGCCGCCTTCGCACGGCTCGTATCCGGCAATCTCGTTCGATGCCTGATAATTGCCCTCTGCGGGCTTGACCTTGACCATGATCATCATCGGCTTGTCGTGGAGGTCAGAACTCTCATTCGGCATCATCACACCAACCGAGCGGCAGATGGCCGAGAGCGTCCTCTGGGCAATCTCTTCCGCCGTCTTGTTGGGGTTGTTGAGGTTGAGCCGGTCCATCAGGCTGACGCCCTGGTGAGGCCCTTCGATGATCTGGCAGGTGAGCACCAACATGGAGCCGGTCTGTGCCTTGGTGGGACGCTCCTCGCTCTTGGTGATCACGGCCTTGTACTTGCCAGCCGGGATCGTTTCGCGCGGCGCGCTCGGTTCCACGACATTCGCATCAAATCCATTCAGTCTCATTCTCTTCTCCTACTTTGCTACAAAGGCTTCAAAAGGGTTTCCGCTCTCGAATGTGAACGGCAGCGGCTGGGTGATGTTGAAACGGTTCTTGGTGACGCTCGACGCTTGCGGGAAACAGATGATCTCCCGGTCGCCTGTCGAGATCGCCCGCTTCTTGTCGCCATCACCTCGAACGTATGTCTTGAGCCGGATCAAGCCCACGAGGTCCACGTTGTCGGTGTAATGCGGCAGTGACTTCTTGTGCATCCGCACCGTGTATCTGGCAAACGGATCGAAGTCTGGCAGATCGAGCGTCTCGGTGTCAGCGTGGCCGATGAAGATCACGTTCATGCCGCGTTCGTATGCCAGTGCGCCAGCCCATTCCCGCACCTGCCGGTGCTTCTCAGCGGCGGTGTTATAGCCAGCGCCGTAACCGCCACCGGCCTGATTGATGCTCTTCGCCTTCGGATCGGCTGCAACAATCTCATGCTCGATGAGCGTGGCAAGCTGCGTGATGCTATCAATCACGACCGTCTTAAAGTCGTGTTCCTGCGTTGCCAATGCCTCGATCTGGTCGAGGACTTCCTGGCTCGATGAGACCAGCGGAAAAAGCATCACCTCGTCATTGCCAGCAAGCGAAGCGGTGCCGTCCTCCGTGCGGATGAACACCGGCCTCGGGAACATCGCAGCCAATGTGCTCTTGCCCATGCCGCCTTCACCGAACACCGTTGCGATGATGGGCCGTTGCCCTTTCGGGCGCTCCAGTTTCTTTAGATCAATTGCCATCGTTCTCGGCCTCCTTAACACCGAGTATCCTCATTGCCTCTCGCAGGTTCTCAATAGCGCACCGCACATGATGGTCGCGGTTTAGCTTGTCAGTCTTTGCAATGACGAGGTGGTCTCGCGCATACTGCAATGCGTCTGCTGCTCCGTAGATGTCCTTACTCATCCGCCACCACCTTGA